GGTGTTTTTAATACCGTTCCTTCAGTCAACATTTGCGTCCCCGAAGGGATGAACGCACCCGTTCCGTGTCTGACTTACTTGCGTCCAATAAATTGGATGAACGTAAAAGTATGTTAGCATACCATGATCTATTTAGCAAATTATTCTGTAACAACTGTTACAAAATTATTACTTATCTCTCCAGACTATCTCTGGATACGCCTCCTCCACTACGTTTCTTGTAATTCTGTATTTACTCTGAAGATCTTTGTCTTTTACAAGACATACTATCTCTGCCTCCTCTGCTTCAAGTGATTCAAGCAATTGAATAAGTAAAGTCTCCCTTCTCATGTTAGAGATCTTATCATTACCACCCCTGATAAAATTGTAGAGTGATCTGTGTTCATGAATCAATCTTGTGTGTCCCTCTGTCCCTTTAGGAGATTCATTAGGTTTGTATGGTACTGAACCTTCTGGAACTGCACTCTCAATACCCTTATCAAAGTTCCAAATTAAGATTGATTTTACATCATCCCGTTTGTACTGTTTGAGTAGTTCAACTTTTTTATCTTTTGTTTTAGCACCATGAACTGCTCTGAAGAGTTCAGATACTAAAGGGTTGTTTGGTAATTTAGCCATGAGTTAGTCATCATCATTATCATTTGGATTACCCTCGAATCTTATAGCAAGAAGTTCGTCAGGTAATGGGTTCCCATTCTCATCAAACATTTCTGGATGGGAATATTGTGGAGTTGTTTCTTGAACATAACATCGGACAAGATATCCAATGGTTGCACCAAGACCAAGTGCAAGTATTCCTACGGTAACACTTAGAGCAATGATTGCTTGTTCCATTTGTTTTCTCCAGTTGTGCAGCGTTGGTTGTGGAGTCTTACTCAACATTAGTTCTGCTCCTTTATTTAGAGTACCTAGATCAGGTTCTCTTTCTGTAGATAGTGTAGTGTGTCCTTGCATCCACCTATGTGTTTGTTATCTAGTTGAACTTGTGGAAAAGTAGCACCCTCCTCAAATTCTTCAAAGAATTGGTGACGTGTGAAGTCTTTATCCAGTTTGTATTCTAAGTATTCGATGTTAGTAGCAGCAAAGAGTTGTCTAACTCTTTCACACCACTGACAATCATCTTTAGACCAAAGAACTGCTTTCATTGTACGATTGGCATACGACTATCACTACCTTGGATTTTTTGAACCTGACCGTAGATCATAGCCTCTATAAGTAAATTTATATCAGCAGAAATTACATCTGCAGAGTCTGCCATTCTACGGAATCCGTTTCCAACATAAATTTGTCCTACTACCACTGCGATAGTTGCAATGCCCCAGAAATAATAGTAAGTTCTACTCTTTTTTTGACGTGGTTTCATCCTTTTTTATAGACTTCCTAATCATCTTAGCATAAGTTACTTCAGATGTCGAGTATAATGTTGGATGTTTCTTCGCCCTTTTTATTAATCTTTTCGCTGCTTTCTTATCTTGCATACAAGTATTTATACTTACCAGTAAGTCTTCATTGTTCCTTCACGATGTATATCACTGGTGATGCAATGCAACCCTCCATCCCAAAACCACCTGTGTCTAAAGTTCACAATGTGAGGTGTGACACCATGCCTATCGAAGGCATCAAATATCGTTTTGTTATACCCATTGACAATACAATTCTGTTCGTCAATTGGCAACACGTTGATATCAAAGACCGTCTCTTCCGCATATGTAACCCAATGATCTAACCATGTATGAATATAATCAATCAAATCTTGATTGTTTTCTTCTCCCTCGATCCACCATCTACCACTATTCATATGCTTCATTTTTAAAAAAGGTTTCATCATTCTTCTACTATTTTCTACCTTCACCACTTCCCAGTCAGGATAAAAATCTTTATAGAACTCCTCTTTTTGAACTGATATGATAAGACCTTCCTTGACTGGATGCATGGCACCGTCACCATGACCAGGTACATCAACGCCATGAACTCTGTGATCTGGGAACAACTTCCTCCATTTTTTATGAAAGGATTCTTCATTAAGTTTACTAATTATATTAGTGTAATTGAAAAATAAATCTTTACCTAATCTCCAACAACCTGCACTATTGATGTATTGATCATAGACTATGGGGACATTGTTTTTTTCCAACCAATCCACCACACTGTTCCATGCATAGACTCGTTTATTAGATGGAAACTTTTTATTAGAACCAATAGTACTTGTTTCTGATGCTATAATAACTTTTTCAAGTTCCTCTCTGTCTATTCCCATGAGGAATTTCCAAGGTTGCTGCACCATATTTTTTCTACCTCTGAAGGATTCTAATGCTGCCTCCTGTGACAGTGGTCTGCCAGGTTGTATAAGATCTTCAAAATATTTTGCCAATACTTTCTCTCTACCTCTCTGTACTGTATCACCTGACAAATTTTTATTCAGCATTCCAAGATACAATGCATCTACATCAAAATTTTTACCAAAGTTCTTGCTTGGCATGTAGAAAGTATTTCCAACCATCGCAGTGAAATCTCTTGGACACATAGGAGGAGCAGCGTTCATAACACCATTGAAATCTTTATAATCATCAATATTGTCAGAAACGTCTAGTCTTATTACTTCTACTCCAAACTCCTCTAGTTTACTGATTAATTTTTGATAGTCTTCCTCTGTCTCTATGGCAACACGTTCCATAGCAGAGCGTACTTTTACATTCTCAATCTCACTGTAAAATTCTGGTGGATATGATCTACCCACTACACAAACTTTTAGAGGATCAAAACACTGATAGACGGATACCATAATTAATTACCAAAATGTTTTCCTAGTTCCTTCACGATGTAAGTCAGTGGTTACACAGTGCAAACCACCATCCCAAAAATATCTATGCCTAAAGTTTATTATATGTGGTGTGATACCGTGACGCTCAAAGGCATCGAATATTTTTTTATTGTACCCATTTACAATACAGTTCTGTTCATTTATAGGTAAAACATTCACATCAAATACAGTCTCCTCTGCATATGTCACCCAATCATTCAACCATGTGTCAATGTAATCAATAAGATCTTGATTGTCTTCCTGTCCTTTTATCCACCATCTTCCTTGATTCTTTTCTTTCAACTTTAAAAATCCATCCATCTTTTGCCAACCCTCACCAATCACTGATACTATCTCCCAATCAGGGTAGAAATCTTTGAGATATTTTTCCTTTGATATTGATATGATAAGACCTTCCTTGACTGGGTGCATGGCACCGTCACCATGACCAGGCACGTCTACACCATGAACCCTATAGTCAGGAAATAATTTTCTCCACTTTTTTTGGAATGATTCTTCATTGAGTTTAGTTATTATATTATTATAATTGAAAAATAAATCTTTTCCTAATCTCCAAGTGCATGAAGCATTTATATATTGATCGTACACTATAGGCACATTATTTTTCTCTAACCAATCCTTCACACTATTCCATGCATATACTCTTCTATTACTAGGGAACTTCACATTAGATCCTATGGTATTTGTTTCTGATGCTATAATAACTTTCTCTAATTCCTCTCGATCTATACCTTGAAGAAATGTCCAAGGACACTTTACAAAATCTTTTCTTTTTCTGAAAGCTCTCAATGCTTCCTTCTGTGACAAAGGTCTACCAGGTTGAACTAAATCTTCTAGGTATTGTGCTAAGACTGCTTCTCTTTTTTGTTGTGCCTTATTTTGTTTCCATGTTAGTTTACGATTCAACATACCAACGTACAAACATTCTACATCAAAATTCTTTCCGTAATTAGGACTAGGCATGTAGAAAGTATCACCTATCATCGCACTGAAATCTCTTGGGCACATAGGTGGAGGAACCCTCATGTTACCCCTATCATCTTTATAATCTTCGATGTTGTCAGACATGTCCATTCTGAGTGTCTCAACACCAAACTCATGAAGTTTATTAATTATTTTCTGAAAGTCTTCTTCAGTCTCTATGGCAACACGTTCCAAAGCAGAACGCACTTTTACATTTTTGATTTCTCGATAAAATTCTGGAGGATATGATCTACCAAGGACACATACCTTGAGTGGATCAAAAACCTGATGAACAGAAACCATAATAAAATAATCTTTTACTATATATCAATCAAAATGATGTGATCTATACCAATTATACCACTTACTAACTTGTTTTTTTGCTTCTACATGTAAGGGATCTCTTGCCCATGACATCACATCTTCTTTCGTTTTCCACTTGCTTATTGTTATTTCTACACCATCAACAGTCTCACTATCAAGACCAATAAAACCATCTAATTTTTTTGCACTAGCATATAGATCATCATTATATTTCTCATACTCAGATGACAAATCTTTCACACTGCCAATAAAAATAACTCTGTACATAAAAAAAGACCCCTACTATGTAGAGGTCTGGGAGTTCCGATTGTAGAGACCGCACGAAAGTGTCTCAATCTTATTTATTATCCAATCGCAGGTGCTGTAAGTGCAACTGTTGTAGACTCTGCTGCTGCAAGGTCTAGTGGGAAGTTGTGTGCATTTCTTTCATGCATTACTTCCATACCTAGGTTTGCTCTGTTTAGAACATCGCCCCATGTTGGTACAACTTTACCGTTAGCGTCTACTACAGACTGGTTGAAGTTGAA